CATTAACTTTGTTATTAAAGATTTTTTCTTTAACATATTCATCAACATCAAAATTATAAGTTTTTGCAGCGCTGGATACTTGTTCTGAAAGTGTAGTTCCGTCATTTTCAATTATAGAAGAACTTAAAACTCCACTGAATGAATTATCGTATACTTGAACATTATCATTTTCATGATTAAATCCAGCTTCAAAACTGTGATCAAATCTCTTAGCATTAATCTTCCAAACATAATGTCCCGCCATTGGATTGATAGTTGAGCTATCTTCGTCAATTACCTGAGTTACAACAAAATGTTTAGGGCTTCTTGAATAAGGTCTATCACACCCAAATGGAGTTAAAATAAAACCATCATCCGCTTTTGGTTCTATTCTTTGACCGTTTGCTGGATATACGCTTAAAGATTTATAAGCTGTTATAAATGTGTTGATGTGTATATACATTGTAACACTATCATCAGGCTCCCAACCATAAACTTGTAATGGTACTGAGTTGTGTTCATATTCTACATATGCACGTACTTTTATAGGTCCATAATACGGAGCTGTTGTATGTTCTCCATAAAAATTATTAGCTGCTGATAAATTATATGTGTGTATATAATAATCAACATCAACTCCGAAATTATTAATTAGTTCATTAAATCCGCTGTTATAAACAGCTCGTTCAGCTTGAAATCTAGAAGGGTCTGCAAATCCACCACACGCTGGTGAAAATATACCAGCAAAGATATTTGAAGGCTCAAGACATGATAATGGTGTTACAGGACATCCCATAAAATTATTTAACTTTTATTACAACTGCTGCTGGTTGATTATTGATATATCTACATTGCAATCCCAGATCACTGTTTTTACAAGTTAGAACTTTATTTTCTTGAAAGTTATCATAACTTTCGGTTGAATTAAACAATTTCATTAATATATCTGCAAACATATTACCTACAAATTGTTGACCCAATGATAATTGTGGTTTATATTCAGGTCGCTTCATCATAATTTTTCTTTCACTGGGATCTATTGTTAAGTTTCCTCCTTTTTTATTGAGATGGACTCCTAATTTAGCTCCTCCCAGTGCCATATCATGAGCATATTCTAAGAAAAATTGATCGAACGTTTTCACTGTAATTATTTAATAAAAAAGGGAGTCGAAAGACTCCCTTTAATATTTTATTTTGGGTTTGTTTAAATTATCTTATGTACTCAGCACCTTGTTTGTAGTTACCAACTTTGTTATTGGAACCAGTACCCATGTTAGGTTGCTTTGCGTTTAAAATTGCATGACCATAATCGCCGTCATCGCCAACTTCATCAGTGACATCTGAACTTGCGCTACCACCTTTTGGCTTTACTTTACCAACGGTGTTCTTCTTTCCTGTGAGTGATGAACCTTTTCCAAGAGTTTCTTCGTCTTCTTCACCAAACTCTGGACCTTCGTCTTCACCACCGAAATCAAGTTCGTCGCCTTCTGCTTCACCTTCTGATTCTGATTCGGTTTCACCCATAGCAGCCCCGATAATATCTAAAAGTTTTTCTGCGGTTGCGCGATCAAGTGTGATGGTTACATCACCTTCGCTGTCAACTTCATCACCGATCTCATCATCTGACATTTCGTCATCAAGACCAAGACCTTTGATGTCATTTTCAGCATCTTCATTACCCATTCCGAAATTTTCATTAAGAACGGACTTATACAATTTGTCGAAACTAAGTGTTTTTTTAGTCATAATGTTATTTAGTATTTCTTTTCCACTTTTTATACTTTCTTCTTTAATATTTTCTTCTCCTTCTTCAGATTGTAACATCAATTCTATTTCTTTTTTCTTTTTCTCTAAAGATTCTCTTTGTTCAGCAGTTAAGTCGGGGTTTTCTAATTTTGAAACGATTGATTCCAAAGCTTTGTTATTAAATCCAGTTGTTGTTTCTTCAGAATCTTCTTCACGATTACTATCCCCACATTTACAAACATCGCAATCACCTCCGCAATTATCATGCAATGCTTTACTATAACCTCCCTTTTCAGACGGTCCTCCATCTTGTTTAGGAAAATCACTATTAAAAGCATTTTCTGGTTGTTTATCTTCTTTGATGATATTATGCTTTAAGGAATTTAAAACATCCCCATAAACATCCCCGATTTGTTGCATGTCTTTTTTGAACATATTGTTATTTATCTTTTTTATATAAATAAACAGGATGGCAAAGAAAGAAGATGTAAAATTTTACATGGGAAATCAAAATCTCCCATCTAAAGGCAGCTCATTTGCATATACTCCAGACCAAATAACAGAATTAGAAAAATGTTCTAAAAATATTTTACACTTTGCTGAAAATTATTTCTTTATATTGAATGTTGATGATGGTAAGAAAAAAATCAAATTATATAAAGCTCAAAAAAGAGTTTTAAAAAAGATGATGGAAAACAGATTCTTCTGTTTATTAGCAAGTCGTCAGATAGGCAAGAGTACTTTGATGACAATTTATATATTATGGATAGCGAATTTCTTTCCAGATCAGAGAATATTATTGGTAGCTAATAAAGAATCAACAGCTATTGAAATTTTTAGTCGTGTTCGAATGGCATATGAAATGTTACCAAACTGGTTAAAATCTCCAGTTGTTGAGTATGCTAAAACAAGTATGGAACTTGAAAATAATAGCAGAATTAGCATTACAACAACAACAGGAACTGCAGCTCGTGGACAAAGTGTATCATGTGTGGTAGGCGAATCCATGGTGACTGTGAGGGATAAATTTTCTGGTCAGATTTGTGATATATCTATGAAAGAATTGGCAGATATTATCAAATCCGATGGTGATGAAATACATACACTGTTAGTTAATGTATAAATGCGGTCTTTTCTATTATGATGCATTAAATATAATTATGAGATTAAGTTCTATCGAGAGAAAATATAATTATATCTACCAAATAACAAATCTAATTAATAATAAAATATATATTGGAATTCATAAAACTGATAATTTGGAAGATGGTTATATGGGGTCTGGTTCTTTGATAAAGATGTCGATTAATAAATACGGTATTGAAAATTTTAGAAAAGATATTTTGAAATTTTATGAAACATATGAAGAGGCTATCGAAGAAGAGATTCGGTTAGTTACAGAAAGTTTTATCGAAGATCCTTCAAATTATAATATCAGAACTGGGGGAGTTAGTCAGATTAAGTGGTCAGATTATGCTAGAGAGAAGTTATCAAAATCTGCAAAAATTTTATGGAGTGATCCTAACCATATGATTAAAATGAGAGAGGTTTGTTATGATAATCCTGAGAGAAATGCAAAATTAGGGAAAGGTATTAAAAAATGGATAGTTACAAATCCAGAAAAACATAAAATTAGAATGGATAAGATAAACAAAAATCCTGAAAAGATTGAAAAAATGAGATTGAAACATGTTGGTATGAAGAGATCCAAAGAAGCTGTTGAAAATATGAAACAGGCACAATTGAAAATATATTCAGATGATCCGAAGAAAGCAAGTGAATTCAGAGGCAAAGGTAAAATTTATATTCATAATCCAGTATCTAAAGAAATTAAAAGAATATCCAAAACAGAAAGTATTCCAATCGGATGGGTGAAAGGATCTGGAATTGATAGAAAACAATCACATAAAAATTTAAATAAAGGAAGTGTTTTTGCTCATGATCCTATAACCTTAAAAAATAAAAGATTTGCGAATAAAGAACAAATTCCTGAAAATTATATAATAGGAAGATTTAAAAAATAATATGGCCGATTTCACAACACATAAAACTTACAAAAATAATAGATTTGAAATCTTAACGGATGTAGGTTTCAAAGATTTTAGAGGCATAATGATCGGGACAAATCCTGACAAAATTAGATTCACTCTTGATGATGGATTATCGTTAGATTGCACTCCCATGCATAAAATAATGTTAACCCACAATATTTGGATATATGCAAGGAATATAAAAATAGGTGATACATTATACGGTAATATAAAAGTTATCAATATTGAATCATATCAGAATAATGAGTTGGTATATGATTTTTTGGATATCGAAGATGTTCATAGATACTATGTAAATGGTGTATTATCGCACCAATGCCTCATAATTGATGAGTGTGCATTCATCGAACCTCACTTAATGGACCCCTTTTGGGCATCTGTATTTCCTATTGTATCATCTTCTAAAAAAGCAAAAGTTTTCATGTGTTCTACTCCAAATGGAACTGGCAATCTTTTTTATGATATATATAGAGGAGCAATTGAAAACACTAACAATTGGAGTCATGATAAAATTTTATGGCATGAAGTTCCAGGAAGAGATGAAAAGTGGGCAAAGGAAATCAAAGGTGGGTTAGCTTCTGAAGATAAATGGGAGCAAGAATTTAATTGTAAATTTATGAATGCAGGTACTGGCTCAATGACAGAAGATGCATACAATAAAATGAAACAATTTCTTTCAGAGCCTGTTGAAGTATTGATGGATGGAAAATACAAAATATTTGAACATCCTCAGCCCGAAAAGATATATGTTGCTGGTGTTGATACATCCGATGGCGTTGGTGGAGATTATAGTTGTATAAAAATATTAGATATAACAGATTTAAACGAAATAATTGAAGTTGCTGAATATTATGACAACACCATTCCAGTAGCTGAATTTGCTAATAAAGTACATGAAATATTATGTCACTGGGGAAAACCTTTGGTTTGTATAGAAAGAAACAATCAAGGCGGACAAGTTGTTGATAGATTGGCTTTGGATATGGGATATATGGATAAAATTGTATCCTGGGGTAGTAAATTAGCTGGTAGAAAAAGCACACAATTGCTTGGTATGATTTCTTCTAGAAATACAAAGTATAATGCGGTTGCAAATGCAAGATATTATTATAATGATAAATTAGCAGTTCAATTTAGAAATAAAGAATCTTTAGAAGAAATTGTTAAAGATTTTGTTAAATTGCCCAATGATAGTTGGGGAGCTAGTTCTGGAAAGCATGATGATAGAACAATGGCTATGATTTGGGCTTTGATGATATTGCATGATGATTTAATAGAACAATATTTCACAGTTGAAGAATATGATGATTGTGGAAAACCTTCAAAAATAACACTCAACAATTTTGGATTGAAATATTTTGAAAATTCAACATCTATATATACCAACGAACAGGTTGATGGTATTGAAAATAGTCAAATAGCTCCCGTATATTTTGGAAATTCAACAGAATTAAATTCAGATATTGCAGATTTACAAGCTGATGGCTGGGTTGGCTTGGGAGGTGGGTTTACAAATCCTAGATATGATTTAGATGCGGGACAAACAGAATTTATGGATAAATACTTTTAATCATGCAAGAGATTAAACAAAGCCCTCTGAATCAAGCAGCAAAGGACAAATTTTTATTGGTTTTTGACGTACCGCCAATTTTAAAAGAATTTTCAACAAAACATAATAGAAATAATAAAACTGTAATACCTGACAATGTTCAATTTTCAATATTTGGAACAAGTGTTCCTGACATAACGGTTCCTGGAATTGAAACAAGATATGCTGGATCAACACTATATATTTCATCTCATAGTAAAAATAGTTATCCACCCGTTGAAGTAAATTTTGCGGTTGATGGATTATATAATAACTATTGGTGCATATATCAGTGGTTAAATTTATTACATGATCAAAAAAGCGGGGAATATAATACTAGAAATGTCAGCATAGATGCTAATTTTAATGATTATCAAACCGATCTAACAATATACGGATTGGATGATTATGGTAAAAAAAGAATTAAATTTACTTATAAGAAAGCATTCCCAACAACTTTAAAAGGTTTGAATTATGATTATCAGCCTGGAGGTGATATGAGATTGGTTAGTGGTTTTGTATTTTTGTACAGTCAATTACATACAGAATTAATAGATCAAGAACTTTTTAAGTTAACTATAGATTAATTTAAAAAAAAATACTTGAAAAAACATAAATAAAGATATGGCAACTAGAACTATACAATCTCCAGGTGTTGAAATCAGAGAACGCGACCTTTCTTTAAGAATACCTCAAAATGTTGGAACAAATGTGTTTTTAGCAGGATTTGCTAATCAAGGACCAATTGATGAAGTTATAAAGATCTCAACAAGAGATGAACTGGAACAAATTTATGGAACTCCTACAAATAGCTCCGAACGCTATTTCTACTACTCAGTAAGAGAGCTTCTTAATTCACCTGCGAATGTTTATACTTTCAGATTACCTTACGGTGATGGAAGCGGTGACGGTTTTGGAAGCAGATTTTCTGCTCTCGTTTATCCAGCAAAAGCAATTTTCAACGATGCTGTAACATCAACTCTCGACTTATCAGCCGCTACATATGTATTAGGACAGCCTGTTCATGTAACTTTAACCGAAACCCAATACAGACAAGCTCTTGAAGGAACATTATTTGATTGGTCAGACACTGGTCTTTCATCAAGAAACCAATTGAGTGCAGTTACCGATCTTGGTAGAGCTGGATTGATTGTTTTCAACAAAGCACAAACAACAATCAACAGTCAATTTGAAGGATATTATGTCGGTATAGCAGATAATACCAACATCAACCCAGCTACAAATTTCGATGCTATCGTCGGAGTGAAGACCCTCAGCTTGAGTGGTAACTTTGTTTCAACACCAAACAACATTACTTACACAGATGTTCCCACTGGAACACTTGAGTTTGGCCTCAGTTCAACCCCAGGTGGAACTGCTAACAGTGTTTCTGAAATAATGGAAAAACTTACAAACTATAATATTGATGGTCGTGAAGATGATGACCTTCTAAATGTTGCAGTTTTCAAACTTCGTAAGAGTACATACGCTACCGAATCATTCAAGCTTGATTATGTCCTTGATGATGCGATTGTAGGATCTATCGACACTTTCAGAACTCAATTGAATCCTTCTGGAGGACCAGCGGTTCCATTCTTCTTAGAATCTGTCGATACAAACAGCAGAAATGTTGAAATAATGGTAAACCCATTCATTTCTAATAAGTTCCGCCAAACAAGCTTGAATTCAAGCGGTATTCCACAAAAGAGAATACGTGTCTTGACACAAGGAATGGTAACAAATTATTCAATATTGTCTGTAGATCTTCCAGGATCTGGAAACAATAGTACTATAAGCCTTTCTACTATACAATCACTATCCGCTGACATCGGTTATGCTGATGCTCTCACTCCACTTGGAGCATTTAGCAATACTGTAATCAGACAGAAAATTGTAGGAAATGTTCCAACTAAAATAAATCGTGCATTAGAATCAGTTAAAAATGATGAAATTTACGACATTGATCTTGTAGTTGAAGGTGGGTTAGGAACAATATTCACCATGGCGTGTGCTGCTCAAACACCATTCTATGATGAAACTCTCTACAATAACACTATAAAAACAAACGTTGATTCAATGAGAACATCACAGCCGATAGATAATAATCTTTCAGCTACTAATTTGAGAGCAAACTACACAGCAGTGTTCAATCAATTTGAAAACTTCTGTAATCTTCCTAGCAACACTGGTGGTAGAGGAGATTGTATGTTCATAGCAGATCCAATTAGACACTTCTTGGTAACAGGTAAGAATACAAAGATTCTTTCAGACAGAACTAGAACATTCCAAACAGATGTTTATTGGCCAATCAGACACCAATTGTCATTAACCAACACATCATATGCTGCAGTTTATGGTAACTGGGTTCAAACATATGACGATTTCACTGGTGACAAGTATTGGATGCCTTTATCTCCACACGCAGCTGCAGTAATGGCAAGAACCGATGCTAATGAATTCCCTTGGATCGCTCCAGCTGGATTCAACAGAGGTGTTCTTACAACATCAGCACTTGATTTAGCAGTTAATCCAAATCAAAAGCAACGCGATGAATTATATAAAGTTAATATCAACCCTGTATATTTCAGTGCAAGTGACGGTATGGTTGTAATGGGTCAAAAAACTCTTAGCCGCAAACCAAGCGCCTTTGATAGAATCAACGTAAGAAGACTCTTCTTAGCACTTGAAAGACCAGTTAAGAAAGCATCCAAATATTTCTTATTCGAACCAAACACTGAGTTCACCAGAACAAGATTTGTAAACACAATCACTCCATTGCTTGAGTTTGCTAAACAAAATCAAGGATTATACGATTATCTCATCGTAGCTGATGAGCGAGTTAATACTCCCGAAGTTATTGATAACAATGAGTTGAGAGCTGATATCTTAATTAAACCAACCAGAGCAGCTGAATTCATATTAGTAACATTCACAGCGACTCGCACAGATGCTAACTTTAACGAAATCGTATAAATTAATCAGATTTAAAGTTTGAATTTATTTTTCGGCAGATTTCTAGGAATCTGCCGAAATTTATATCAGCTTTCATCTTATTAATTTCCCAAGTTGCAAGGCATATATTATCTAATGTATATCCTTTGGAACTATCCAGTCTATCAATAGATATCATTTTTGGATTCCCTATTTCATATTCCATAATATCTCCAGTGTAATAACATTTCGAATTTTGATCGTTTGCCATTTTTATTATATCATTTTTTGTAATT